ACCTGTACCTACAGCATAATTATAAAAATCATTGGTCTTGGAACCCCATAATGTCTGCGGGCGCGACAATGATCCACCAAACCAAAGCCTACTCTGGTAGAAAGTGGCACTTTTAGGCCATCCCCTACTAACGGACCATACATCCTCGACACTAATAACTAGATCATCGTCTGTATGCTCTGCTGCGGTTGAGCCGTTCTGTGCTCTAGTACAGCCGGTAAAGGTATCGGGACCGGTTGTAACACCAGTATAGCTGATCACCTCACTATTAATTTGGATCTTCCCGGCAGCCGCAAAACCAGCGGTACTATCAACTGTAATTGTTGTGTCTGACTCGTTTAGATCGCCACTCAAGGGAGTTGAATCGCCTTCATAATCATATTGCGGAATATTGGTTAAGCTTATCGTCGATAAAGTCCAGGACGTATGAATAGCTCCTCTGACTAATTTTCTTGGTTGGTGGTCCTTATGGACCAGAATCATGGTATCAGCAGATTGTGTCCATTGCAGCTCGAATAGTTGTGCTGTAGTGTAGGGTGTTACGACATCTGCCTGGTGAACACCATCTTTATAGATCGCGACACTTAGATTGGTAAAGACCATTAAATAAGTTTGTTCGACATTAAAGGCGAATGAGGCGAGCCGCGCTTCAGCATTTATTGTAGCTACATATTTAAAACCTGGCCTTCTTTTAACTCCCCCTTGAGGCATAGTCATAACATTGATAGCTTCTGCTGCACCCTGGTAAAAATGTTTTATATCGGATCTAGCCGAAAGCCTGGGATCCAACACACCAGAGTTAAACGTAGTCTGTAGGGAAATAACTTTCGGCATTATTTCCTCACTTCAATAAAAGGTGAATCTACTATTGGTGAAGGTGGACGAGCTTGTGCATCGACAAACCTCGCTCTTCTTAATTGTGAGTCATACATACGACTATACTCTTCAGCTTTGGAAGAGTTGTCGGTAACTGGAATAGCAAAAATAGAGGCCAGGTTAAATTCTAATAATCTAACGAAATAACTTGGCAATTGCGATTCATCCGGCTTAAAGATAAAATCCAAATCAACTGTTGATGCGTTTGCGTAGATCTTATCTTCGTAGATCTCATAATCTACTTTTGGGTAAACTTTTGTTGCGACAATATAATTAGCCGGTAATTGAAAAGCATAGGTCCATTCGTTTTGTGGTGCCGCTGTTAGTCTGCTTAATGAGGCTTTACCAGACGCGAATCTCCATCTATGTAAGGATAATAAGTTTTCATACGTTGTGTTATAAAGTGCATACGCAGTATTTGCCCCAGCACCTCCATCTGTAAATGACGCAATCGGTCCATGACCGATAAGGTTGAGCGCATTGGAACAGATCTCAATTGCTGTTGCCATAATTTACCTCTTAAAAATGGCAGCCAACTTAATTAAAAGCCGCTGCCATTTTGTTATTTTTATATCACTTACACCTAGTCGTCGTCTGTTGCGGTTACAACTAGAGCGTTGTTCACGTCAACTACGGTTCCGTCATTAGCAGATACTAGATAGAATCCAGCCGCCAACGTGCCACCTGTTGAAGTGTTCGCTATAATTATATCTCCCACAGTTAGATCAGCTGCCGCGCCATTAAAATAGCCAACAGTATCAACCACCGCTGTTGCGTCAGTTGTAGAGTAAGACCATAATGTAGGTGAGCTGCTGTTGCTTGGACCAATACGGTGTAAATTTGGATGTGAATATGCCATAATTTATTCTCCTATTATTGGTAAGAAACAGAAACGATACCGTCACCATCTCTGGAAACAGAACCGGCTTTCATCACACCATTACATAACCAGGATGTTTTTTGTGCAATGTAGTTCACATCTGTTGATATATCAAGACCGATAGCTAAACCAACTGCGCTCTTGTGCCATGCAAATCCTTCCCAAGTGGAAGCTGCATAAGGTAAACCACCTTCAGTTCGAGACTCGATAATGTGCCATTGGAAACCCATATATGTATTTAGATCTCCAGCCATTAAAGCCTTTACAGTGTTGTAGTCCGAGCTAGTTGTAGTTGATAAGTTAAGCATATCTTCAAGACCGTCCGCAGAAACCGCTATATGGCGATCACCACTTGGAACCCCTTTGTCGTTAAGGTGTTTTGAAGATGTGATAACCTTGGCTAGTGTCATACCACCACCACCATGAGCAATTGTTCCGGCAGGTGAAGCTTCAGCTCCTAACGCATCAATGATAAGCTGATCTAGTCTGCGTCCGAGTGCTCCTGCGATAGTTTGTGCTAACTCAGTTTTCTCGTCGAAGTTTACTTCAGCTTGATCAAAAATATCAGTGTACTCAGGCGCGTTCCAATTACCTAGTGTACAACTGATAAGGCTATGACTAACATCCATCGGTGTAACATCCGCTTGACTAGGTTTCTGATTTGCTAAACCTTTGCCCATTTTGCGGAATTTATATATGTCACCAACCACATTATTGCGGACGGTAACTGTATCACGAAGCGAACCTGCGGTCTGAAACGCGTGTTTCACCTCGCTATCGAATAGCTGCTGAGCAGCCGATGATAAGTTTTTAGACATAATGTCTCCCTAATTAAATTAATTTTCATGCCGGGTGTCCGCACTTACGGGCCGATAGTCCTGCTGGCATGGGCCTTTAATTAAGGGTGTCCATTATGTAGGATTTTATTATTATAAGATACATTTTGTTACTTGTGCAACAATTTGTAGCTTTTTTTTAAATAAAGCTGCTTACGGCAGCCACTCGCACTTTGACTTACTCGCTGGGGTAAAGGAGAAAATATTGGAGAGAACCCCATTAACCAAGGCAGTGAACCTGGTCAATCTCTTGATAAGCTAAGTAGCCTTCACTATATTGTTTTAAAGTCTTTGCATCAGCATGGATTATTTCCCTCATACCTCCATCCCGCGCTTGCATCCATCCAATTTGATATGCTCGCGGCTTTGATTTTATGATCTCGCACATAGGCGGTTTTTTTTTACTTTCAATCGCCATAGAAGTCTTTAAATTTTTGTTCGACTTCTTTGCGATATGCTGGCGATTCCTGGTACTTAGGATCACCAAGTAATTCATTAAGTGCTTCCTTGGTCATTCCAGGCTCCCTTACTTCATTTCCTTTCGGCATCCTACCTTCACCACTCTTAGCTACTAAAGTTTCCAGTACCTCCACACCACTGGCCGAAGTTGCTAGAGCTTTAAATCCTTCAAATTGGTCTTTATTCAAATTAGCTTTACCCCAATCACCAAGATCACGCAGCCTGGCTTGGGCATTTGTTCCTAGTGCCTGGATCTCATTCTCCCTATATCCATCAGTGTCCCCTATTTCTTGCTTGATCCAACCATGCAGCAGCTCGGAAAATGTTTCTTGACTCATGTTCGATTGCTTGGCAGCTTCTTGAAACCAGGTCATTCTTGGATCTTCAAGATCGAACTGTCCTTCAACTCCTTCCGGTAGCGATAGTTCATACTTGTCCGGTGATCCAGTGAATCCACCAAATTTCTTTTCTAGTTCACTGTAAGCTTTCGCCTGGTCCTCTACTGATTTATATTTATCTTTCAACCATTCAGGCTTTTCACCTTCCGCTGCAGCTTCAACTGGAGTTTCCTCGACAGCCGTTTCTTCTGCTGCTGTTTCTTCTACTGGTGTTTCTTCAATCAAAGTTTCTTCTTCACTCATTGTGCTCTCCTAAATTATTTTTTTTTCTTGTTACCAGCCAAAGCCAATTGTTCCTCAATCTGTCGAACAATCATGTTTTGACCTTCTCTTATCCCGGCACCGAACTGTGACGAGTTTGCGTTCAACACTGGCCGATCAAGCGTAATTGCTCGCAACCGGTCAAGCACATATTTACCTGCATCAGTGCTAAAACATTCGTTAAACTGTCCCGCTATTTCACGCGACTTTGCTTCATTCTTCTTTTGTGCTTTCTTAATGGCTGGACCATTAAGATCAAGCGACTCCCAACTGCTGTCCACCTGTATCTGTCTCCTGTGCTTGTGCTTGTTCTTGCATAACTTGAGCTGCTTGTTCCTGCAACTCATTTCTCTCCTCTTCAGATCTTAATAATTCTTGGTCTAGTCCAAGCTTCTGGCCGATCCAAGATGGTAGATCTTCAACCTTAGTTCCCAAACCAAATATTTCTGGTCCTAAACCGATTGTCATTTGCATAAATTGTTGAATCGCTAGTAGATCTTCTTGATCCTGCGCTCTGGCTAATGGTGAAGTATGTTTGATAGTAACTTCTCTACCATCAACTTTGAAATCTCCAATCTTGCCGTTCTTCTTCAGAATATAAACTGCCCTTTTAATGATCTTTTCTAGGAACTCAGTCTGTAACCTGGAGAAAGCTGATCCTGCATCCATCACTAATTCTTGACCGCGCATTGACATTTCGGTAGCGGTCTTAGTGGGCGAGTCCATACCCCCATAAGGTTCCGCAAACAAACACTTGTTGATGCTTTCCCGGAGATCCTCGATAACCAAATCTGAAACATTAAAGTCACCAGCTCGATCAAGTGGGCGCAGTGTTGGATTTGTATTGTCATTAGAACCAACCGGAATTGCCGTACCTGGTTCCAGCGTAATGTTGTAGGGATTGATCACCCCATCATCTGTAACCGTATAGATCCCTGAAATCGCTAGTGCTGCGTTGCGAAGGGTGAACTCACTAACCTTATTGACGGTTTTTATCGCTGGCAATATCTGCATCACTCTACCTCTACCAAGGATTTCACCTGGTACAACCATCTCGCGGAATACGATCCAAGGAGATACTTCATAAAAGCGGACAAATACGAGCTTCTTTTGTTCTCTTTCGATCACGCATTGATAGTAAGCGTTCTCTTTTGGAGCGAATATAGTACCTTCAATCAGAGTTATCTTCTTATCTGGGTTGTCAGTGACTTTGTTTTTTGTTTGTTCTGATAATTCAGCACCCGGCCAGATCCGGTCAATATGCCTGGCGGGGACACTATGAGATCTCCAGACCGTTTCAATCGTTCCGCGTGGGCCTTCTTCTGGATATAGATCAGCAAGCGGAACTGCGGTGAAGTGCAATAATGAATCACCACCTGGTTCAGCTTCTTCGAGCATCAGAGCTCCGGTTGAAACACTCAGATCCAATAAAGCTTCATTAGCTTGGGTGGCAAAGTTTGAATGATTGATGTGATCAAACAGAATATCAGTGGCATCATCGAGATATTCTTGGATCTCGTCCTCCTCTTCATAGATCTCGGAGCCTATAACCAGCTTGGACCATTGTCTCCAGGGTGGTATCAAAGTAGCCTGGACTCTGGAGGCGAACTTCTGTACTCCAACCACTGCGGTGGAATCGTAGATGTCCACGTTCTTTTTTTGTCCTGGTGTATTTAATGAGAAATTCTCTCGCTGTGGCAAGGCCATCTCGTAACATTCTTTTAAATGAGTAATCCAAGGTTGTTTGCGAGCGACTGCGGCATCATACCTAACAATTAATTCTTCTACCGTTCCTAATTCTTTAGGAATAACAAATTTACTCATACACTAGCCCCCTAGAGTGTCTGTAATACCTCTTTCATCAAACGAAATTAACGATGCTCGGCCATACTTACTGCGTCTCATAGCATTTTTTTTAGCTTTAATTTCATCGCTAAGTCTTACATCTTCCTTTTCTTGACGTGCTTCAGCTTTAGTTTTTTCTGGTGGTGGTGGAGGTGATCTGCGCCCCATATCTTGGCTCCTTTATCAAGTATTTAAAAAGTTGATACGGTCTATATATCCACCAGGTTTTAATTCCTCCAATCCCCAGAAGTCCTTTCATTTGCTCAACACAAGTGAAAAGAGTGGGCCAAGGATTTCTGATCCTGGAATGATTTTGCCGCACATTAACGTGAATTATAACACTACAATTCGTAACATTGACAACATTTTGTATCTTATCTTTTGGACCAAAGGGTAATATCTCGATAGTTGTAGCTCCTAGACGTGGATTAAATGCGATCCAATTGAAGCCATCCCAACGGACCGCCCACACATGACGAAAGCCTGGTTGTAAGAGATTTGAGAGTAACCAAGGCATATCACCATGCTCGAAGATCACATACCAATCGGTGTATTCGTAATACCAATCATCCAGAAATGAGACTTCTTTCAACCAACTCATACCTCATTACCCCAAACATCCCAGTCTGGTGTTTTTTGTCTTGCAAAAAGTTCAATGCGTGGGAGGTTGCCCACAAGTTCAGTTATTAAATCCCTAAACTCATTAGGTTTTTTACTGTGTTCTCCAATGGGAAATATTTGTAACTGCCTTACAGAATTAGATCTTCTACTAATCTTTCCTTTTGTTGCTAGAATACATATTTCTGGGTTTGCCCTAGTCCACCTTCCTAATCCCATAAAAAAACTATTAGAAACTTTATTTTTCTTTACCCAAACAAATGCAGTAGTCTTATATTTAAAACCCCACCCCTCTACAACCCTCATAAACTCATTTAGTTTTGGTAATGTCACCCACATAAATAAAACACAATTATCATCCGATATATTTTTAACTGGCAGGTTTGCTATATCATCAATGGTCATAACTGAATAATGATCTGTCACCGAGCTATTCATCATTTGACCTTGATA